CCATTTAGTTTCTTCTCTGACTGAGTGGGGTATGTCAGCAGCGCGAGCAGTACCAGCTAAAGGAAAACCAGAATTTTCATTACTTCAGACTCCGTGGTCATTACGAGAATGGGTAGAAGAAAATGTTCCAATAGACATAGATAAGGGCTGGATGGTGACTTTACAGCGGTTCGACACGCTGCACGCGGGCTTTCATACCGATTCTCTTCGAGATTGGTCGTATAACTGTGTGATTTATGGTGATGCTGGTATTACGCAGTTTAAGCCAAGTTTTGATAGCGACGAGGTAACGTCTGTTAAATACAAGAAAAACAGATGGTACTACCACAAGTCATCAGTTCCACATGCTGTGAAGGCTATCCCTGTTACACGGATAGCAGTAACGGTGTTTAAGTTCCTGCCACACAGGCTTCGTGTGAATAGGCACTTTAACAGTACAGCCCCGCTGTTAGCAGAGAAGTACGTGCAAGACCCGTACTTTTATTATGTTTAAGCTATTTCATGTTATTAGCATAGCTAATATAATGGTTGCAAGAGGTAAACATGGTTTATTTTAAGAGAGACAGATTTGCAGGCATTGCTCCAGGGATCAACGCACGACTCTTGGGGGATCAATTCGGCCAGATTGCGGAGAATGTAGACTTTGAATCTGGGTCATTGGTTGCTGTTAAAGAAGACACTGACACCTACACGCTCCAATCTACAAACCGCAACTCGATTTACTATTACCGCGATACGAACTGGTTAGAGTGGGCAGAAGATGACGTTTCTGTAGTCCCTGGCCCAATCCCTGGCGATACGAATGACCGCCTGTACTGGACTGGTGCAGGTACTTATCCGCAAATGGGTGTGTATACAGGCATTGTATCGGGCAGTTCTGGTTACCCCTATCAGTCATATCGACTGGGTGTACCAGCACCTAGTGCAGCGCCTACTACCGGAGTACAAAGCGGTACAGCAAACGCTGACGCCACTCCAAATGACGTGAGCTATGTCTATACCTTAGTCACTGCGTACGGTGAAGAAGGCCCACCTAGTGCCCCCAGTACCATTTTAGAAGTGACTGATGGTGAAACTGTTCGAGTAAACATGCCTTCATCAGCAGTTCCTTCAGGTGACTACAATTTTGGTGGTAATGCTAAAAAGCGTGTTTACCGCAGTAATACGGGTTCAACCAATACAACTTTTCAATTCGTCGCCGAAGTAGCTATTACCGCTACACATCACGATGACTCTAAGGATGCTGCCACATTAGGTGAAGTACTACCTTCAGATACTTGGATTGCTCCTCCAGACGACAGTAGTTTGTATCCAGATGGCCCTTTGCAGGGGTTGATACCACTGGCACAGGGAGTCATGGCTGGATTTACAGGTAAACGTTTTTGTTTAAGCGAACCGTTTCTGCCTCATGCGTGGCCGATTAACTATCGGATAACAACTGAAGAAGACATTGTAGCGATAGCTTCTACGGCTAACGGTGTTGCAGCGCTGACTGATGGACAACCTTACTTTGTTACGGGCACCGACCCGAGTGCCATGACCGCGATCCGCATTGATTTAGCGCAAGCCTGTGTTAACAAACGAAGTGTCGTAGACATGGGTGACTATGTTCTTTATGCAGGGCCAGACGGTTTGTGCTCCGTGCAAAGCGCTGCGGGGTCCGTGGTCACTGAAGGACGGATATCTGTAAAACAATGGAACGATGACTTTTATCCGACCACTATTCGCGCCTTCAGGCACGAGGGTACGTACGTGGCTTTCCATGCAGGTGGCGGTTGGGTATTTGATCCAAGAGGCGGCGAAGCAAGTTTATCTACGCTGACTATTGCTACTGACGTACAAGGTGGTTATCGCAACCCCAAAGATGGCCAGCTATACGTAATTGTTGGTAACAAGATTCGTAAATACACTGGTGGTACAGCAAACAAAACACTGAAGTTTAAGAGTAAAAAGTTTGTAACCCCTGCGCCAGTATCTATGGGGTGGGTATCAGTCCACGCAGAAACTTACCCTGTGACAATTAAAGTGTATGCAGACGGCACACTTGTTTCTCATTATGTACTTAGTAAATCAGGAGATACATATACACAGGCGACTACAGTGCCTAGCGGTATTAGTAACGGTACTTTAGTAGAGCCAATTATGCGTATGCCCGCGGTTGTCGCCCAAGAGTGGGAGGTACAAGTCGAAGGTACAAACATCAACGAGTTCTGTCTTGCACAGAGCATGGATGAGATCCGTGAGTCATGAGTAGGCCAACACAAGTTCCTGGCATCCCACCGCCGCCTGCGTCAGCCGATCCGCAGACTAAACAGCACCTTGAGAGCTTAACTGAAGCAGTAGAAATCCGGTTAGGTAGAAAAGGTGATCCACAAGACCGAGCCGTTACGGTTCGTGAGTTGATTGCATCAGGGCTGGCAATGGGGTCTGGGTCGTTTGGTTGGAATCTCAATAACCCTGTCCCTGGCAACTTAGGTTTTATCCCAGGAAATGGAAGGGATTTATCAACACCACCACAACCAACTGGCTTTGCGGCAGCGGGCGCATACTCAGAGATTATTCTGACGTGGGACTACCCAAACTACAGCAACCACTCGATGACAGAGATATGGTCGCACGATTCGGATGTTTTAGGTGATGCCACGCTTGCGGGCGTTGATACAGGCCGCGTTTTTATTGACCCCGTTGGGAGCGACGCTAGCCGTTACTACTGGATCAGACACATATCTACATCAGATGTTAAAGGCCCTTGGAACTCAAGTAGTGGCACACAAGCCTCGACATCTCCAGATGTTGATCATCTTCTGAACGTGCTGACTGGTGCTATTACGAGCAGTGAATTAGCTACGAGTTTGTCTGACCCTATTGGGAATCTTCCAGCAGATACGTCTACCGCTCTGTCAAACATGCAGAGTCAGATCAATACGCTATCGAATGTTGGCGCTTGGACTTCTGGTACTGCATACGCGGTTACCAATCTCGTTACGTTTAGTGGCAACTTGTACGAGTGTGCCACGGCTCATACAGCATCCAGCTCGAATCAGCCGTCGGGTACTACTAGTAATAATACTTACTGGACGTACGTCGGTGCGTTTACTTCTCTTGCATCAGCCGTTGCAGGGAATACGAGCAACATAACAGACATAAACTACATATCGACAAGCAGCGGTTCTGCCGCGGCACAAAAGATCGCTTCGTTAGACGCCACCGTTAATGATTCTAGTACAGGCGTCACAGCAACAGCGACGGCTGTATCGGGTCTCGATACTCGTGTAACTACTGCAGAAAACACAATTACCTCCCAAAGCAGCGACATTACGGCGTTAGAGAACACCGTTAACGACGCTAATACAGGCGTTGCTGCTACTGCGACCGCGGTTAGTAGTCTTACGTCGACAGTAAATTCACAGGGTTCGACGCTGACAGCTGTTTCTCAAGATGTAACTAGCTTGAATACAACGGTTGGAAGTAATTCCTCTTCAATAACTACTCAGGCGTCTAGCATTAACGGGCTTGAAGCCAAGTACGTTGTTAAGACCGATGTAAACGGAGCAGTTGCAGGGTTTGGTTTAGCCAGCACAGATAACGGTGCAGGCAACATAACCAGTGAGTTCATTGTTAACGCTGATCGCTTTGCAATTATGCGTGGCGGCAGTAACACAGCTGCAGCCACAGTGCCTTTTACTGTGCAGACCACCGCGACCACGCTTAACGGAGAGAGCGTACCCGCGGGCGTCTACATGTCTGATGCGTTTATTAAAAACGGGTCTATTGCATCAGCAAAAATCGGCAGCTTGCACGCTTCTAAAATTACAGCGGGTTTTATTGACGCGGAACGGATTGATGGTAACTCAATTAAAGCTAGTAAGTTGGCGCTCGATAGCAACGTTTTCACTCAAACCTCGAATGGCGACCTGATACTGCAAACAGGTAACTCTACTCGAGGTGTGAAGTTTGAGAACCTGTCAGAAGATGCCGTCGGTGTAATCGCAATGGCGACGCAACCTAGCGCTTTGACGATGTCTAACCAATCGTATTACCCGTCAAGTTTCCAGGCTTCTACACCTTGGCACCAGTACACGCCAACGGACGACTACGGCTCGTCTGGCACTACAACTACGTTACCTCAAATTATTTCGCTGACGATACCAGCTGAAAAACTGCAAGAAAGTGGGAAGTACTATATCGAGTTCGGCGCGCATCCATATGGCTCGATACCTACAAACTCGTCTACAGCGGCAAGTACAGTGATACTTGATGTGAGCCGCAGGTATTACACGAGTACCGGCTCGTACAGCTACGACACGAGCATGTCTACCAGTAGTAAGTACTACAGCTTTCTCCCTTTGACATCGCATTTCGCGATAAAAAGCTGGACGCTGTACAAAACCTATGACTATAAATTTACTTTGTATGGACTCATAAAAAGTTTTAACAACTCGAGCATTGGCTCTGGAAGCAAAGGCATGAGTGGCGGCTACATTCGCATAATGCGTATACACAAGAGTACTTAATTATGTATTTGATTTACGAGATAGCCACAGGTGAGCCGCGCATGGGTGTGTCTTCGGCGGGATTGGCCGAAGCTAATTTAAATGACGGTGAAGCCTATATCGACTTGAGCGAAGAAACTGTTGATCCAGGTAAAATTCTTATTGTTGATGGACAAGTAGTCCCAAAAGAACCGCGCGTTTTTAATCCAGAAGCCTTTGCACGGCACCTGCGCGCAGGTTTTTTAACTGATACGGATTGGACTCAAGTTACCGATAATTCGTTGTCCACAGAAACTAGACAGGCGTGGGTTACCTACCGCCAAGAGTTAAGAGATTTCCCAGCGACTATCGCTGCCATTGCCGCCAACGAGGAGCTAGCTGGCAATGTAAACACTAGAATCAAAGTAGAGGAGCTACTACCAACACCCCCAGACGGAGGCTAACGTGGTCGATCCTGTAACAGCTATAGCAACAGCTACAGCCGCATTCAACACTGTAAAAAAGATGGTCCAAATGGGGCGAGACGTGGAAGACACGCTCGGCCAAGTTGGTAAATGGTACGGTGCAATTTCCGACCTGAATGAAGCTGAACGCGACGCTAAAAATCCACCGCTTTTCAAAAAGATAGTCGCCAGTAAATCTGTCGAAGAAGAAGCGATGAACGTTTATGCCGCCAAGAAAAAAGCGGTGCAGCAAGAGAAAGAGCTCCGTGAACTACTCATGTATACGTACGGACCTGACGGGTACAAGGAGCTCGTGGACCTTCGTCGACGCATCAAGAACGAGCGCGAGAAAACAATTTACGCCCAGGCACGCCGTCGGAAGCAGGTGTTCTGGGGGACAATCCAAAGCATCGGAGTTCTTTGTCTAGCAGGGATCACGTACCAAGGTTACATGTTCCTGTTCGGTGCAATCCAAACCGTTAACGCAACCACCTAGGAGATAGCCATGCATCAAGGTAAAGGCAAGCAGTGCCAATTGAATCAACCGGACAAAAAGAAAAAGAAGACCAAGAAGAAAAAGCGGAATTACGGATACTGATACATTTGATGCATTTAATGCATTAGTCGCATATCGCTAGCCCACGTATAATTGCGCCTCAACCAACCAGAGGCACACATGATTCTTTACGTAATAGCTTTTGTTCTTGTAGCACTAGGCGCGATAGCCAAGCAGGATTTGTAGGGTGTCAGTGACACCCTCAAAGAAAAGGTAAAATAAATTAAGTAGTATTATCAATAAGTTATGTGGTTTGGGAATTGAAGTCCTGATTTACGTAAGTAGTAGCTAAGTTATTGATATAGAAGTAAAACTAGCTTTTCGGGGAACAGAATCCCTCTCTCTCCGCCATACATGTAAGTGTATGTTTTCTGTACACTTTTTGCTACGATAAAGTTCTGTGACACCCATAGGACACCCTGAATGCACGTACGGACGCGCGGCAACGGTTGGCAAGCAATCGTCAAATCAAAAGGCCGACCTACCCAACAGAAAACCTTTAAAACTAAAGCCGCTGCTTCGGCATGGGGTCGCCGTATTGAGGCGAGCATGGACAACGGGTCGTGGATCGATACTCGTGAAACGCGGTCCGTGCTCATGGAAAACATTGTTGATGACCTTATCTACTCGTTTGAGAGATTCGGCATCGAAGTCGCGGGTCCCAAACTGGGGCAGCTAAACCAAATCAAAAGTTATTTTGCTGGTGTATCGATACACGATATGACCTTTGATGACGTGCTCGACTTTGCTGCTTTGCGTCGAAAGTCCGTATGCCCGAGCACACTGCAGACACAGATGTATTACCTGAAGCAGGCTGTCGTAAACAGCAGGATTAAGACTGAGCATTCTGTTGTGGATATGGCTATCGATGAGCTAAAGAAAAAGAAAATCATTATGGGGAGCGTGCGACGCGACCGCCGACTGGAACCAGGGGAGTACGACGCATTGATGATGGAGGCTGGTGGGCATTGGATAAGTGTCGCTATCGATCTCGCTCTTGAATCTGCCATGCGCCAGAGCGAAATACACCGCTTAAAGTGGTCAGATATAGATAACAATCGCGGCGTGATTCAGCTAATGCGCAAAGACAAGCACGCTGAGACAGGACAATCTAAGCAAGAAATACCCCTGTTACAGGGCGTGAGAGAGGTGCTCCTACGCTCACAGAATATGATTCGCACAGGGCCAAACCTTGTTCCCGTAAAGCGTGCGGCAAGCATTTCAGACACATTTGCGAAAATACGTAAGAAAGCTGGAATCGAAGACTTACGATTTCACGATCTGCGCCATGAGGCGATTAGTCGAATGTTTGAGAGGGGGATGAGAGTTGAGCAAGTGCGGGTGGTGTCAGGTCACCGCACACTTGAGCAACTCTCTAGGTACGTTAATCTTCGCGCGGAAGATTTAGCTGGGATGTGAAGTATTTAGCTATTTCTTGTGTCGGAAAAAGATACTTTTTGCCTCGACGTACATGAGGTACGTCTAGTTGACCGCGGTATATTTGTTGGTACACCGACTGTTTCTTGATCCTCAATAGATTGGCCAGTTCTTCCAGATCCATGAATGGGCCGTACTTCTCTAATAGGATGGATTCCATTAAACCTCCTGTTCCTTCTTCTAATTTGCGGAACTAATATATTAGCTGCAGTACTACATGTCTAGATACTGTCTATATATTTAGTGGCTTTTAATGACTCTGTTGTGGGTTAACCAGGTATGAAGAGAACGGCCTTAATCTTTTTCGTTTTAGCCTTTGGCGGCAAAACATCGTAGCGGTAGAAATTGGCTCGGTTTTCACCTTTTAGTTGTACGAGAAAATATGACGAATTCGGTGCTTCGTCTACGTTACACATTTTTACCATGCAGGTGTCGCCGGGTTTACAAAATCGGATACCTTTTTTTATGCCTGGTAAAAAAAGCAACGTGTCTGGATCGATAGTGCACATAACCGTTGATTTAATTTTTGAGTGGTAGTTGGTTTTGTCAATGGTTTTGCTGAAGTTTGCTGTTGAGTACCTGACTCTAACCGTGTGAGTGTTAGGTAAATGGGCAATAACTTCTGGGTCGATTTCTAAGGGGTCAACGCCTAAAAAATTTGCGAACTTAACAACAGCTGCTGGACCAAGGGCGGTAATGTTGTTGAGGTAATGCGAAATTGCACCTTGTGACCAGCCTAGTTTTTTCGCAGCTTCAATCTGAGTGAACTGCATTTCGACTTTTTTCTTGTCCCAAATAGCGCGTAAGTTATTAACTGCTTGGGGCAACTCGTGGGCTTTTTTCATTTGCTCTTCCTGAGTGTGTTTGGTCGTAGATCCATTTAGCTACCTGCTTCCGTGGAATACTTTGTTCTACATACCTAGATTTATATATATTAGCTGCGAAGTCGTCAACTATTATTAGTGCGGAATCCTCTATTCCTAATATTAGTGCTACCGGACTACTCACTTTCATGCGTTCGAGCCACGCACATTGGAGCGCGGACAACGAATGACGGATCACGGTTGTGTCTTTTTTAGGTAGAGATTTGACGTACTTGTACTCTACGAAGAGCACACCTGCAGGGCCCGCATACATAGCGTCGGGCACACCTCCCGTATATGTGTCGTGGATCTTCCATTTATAGACATCGGGTGACAGAGCGTTATGTATGCTTCGTACAAAGCTGTGCTCGTTCATAAAGTAATTGATCCGTTTTGGCTAACGGTGGATCAATCCGTTGAGATTCCGACACTGGCCCCCCAGTGTCGTAGAGCCAGTTGCTTAGTTAGGCGTACTGCTCGTACAAGCCCTCTGCGGTCTTGTAGTCTTCTTCCTGAGCCCAACCAACAAACGAGACTTCGCAATTCATAAATGCTTTGCCCATCTTGTTTTCGGTTGGTACGCCAGACACCTTCCATAGGCCAGCGAAACGGTCACCGCCTTTCATCCCGATCTGAGAGTTCCACGCTTTGGATACGCGTAGCTTGGAGCTAGCGAAGTCCATGATCGCGGGAGAGCGTTCTAGCTCACCTGTCTCAGGGTTCTTGACGAGGATGACATGCGCGTGAGTTTCGTTAATGTCGTACTCACTGGGCTTGTCTTGTGCATCGACATAAGCCTGTGCGTCTGCTTGTGAAGCGAACGCGCCACCGTAACCACCACCAGCGTCGAGTGAACGCCATACAACGAACTCGGTCTTGAACGTCAAGCTCAAGCAATACAGGTCGTTGCCGTAGTTATGATTAGTCAGGGTGTTAACTAGATGCCCTGGCTCACAACCTTCGACGTACGCGGCGTGGTGTTTGTCCACTTCATTAGACATCTTCTGGAGAAGTTTAATGCGTGGGATTTGCACGTTTTGACCAACGTTCTCGTTACCACGACCAGGGCCTTCAACGGCTTTCAGGTGTGCTGGTAACTTGTCAGTTGATGCTACGAGGTTGTTTGTTGCTACTGCTACTGCTGATTTACTCATATGATTTTCTCTTCATGATTCATGTTTAAAGGGAACGAAAGTTAATGCGTCGGATTTCACGAGGCTGCAGACCAGGAACATCTTCGCCGAGCTTTAGAAGTTCCTTGTATGCAGTCGATGAGACTCGACGTTGCAACAACGAATAGTCCTTAGTGCTGTTGATATGCTCATACAGAGCATCCCAGTCAGTCACATCGGGAACTGTGTCGCTGTTTATAGACACACTGGCTTTGTCATTAGCGGTACGTGACAAACCCTGCTCGTCTAATTGGGTCATGAGCTTGTAGTCAAGATCGTCTTGCGTCTGACGTAGCTCTTTAAGCTCAGAGTTAAGACCTGCCATAGCGTCTTTAACCTTGGCTCTTGCTTCGATTAGTTCATTAATATTCATAGTTTTTTCTCTTCGTTTAGGCTGCTTTTAGTTTGTTTAGGATTCCGAGTAGCTCGTCCATCCGTTCGACCTTGCCTTCTAGCTTCTCGTACACGTCGGTCTCCCACGTGTCGCGTGCGGCAATCTGAATCACTTCGGTCTTGTCTGTTTGACCTGCGCGATAGATGCGTCGGTTGAACTGCTGATAATGTTCTGCGTTGTATGTCGGCGACGCCCATATGACTGTCTTGGCTTTAGTCATGGTTAGGCCGTGTCCTGCTGATTGGGGGTGACAGAACACCACCTGCAGCTGGCCTGCTTGTAACCTGTCTACAATTTCTTTGCGTTTGTGCGCGGCTGTACTGCCGTCAATGGTTGCGTGTTTGATACCTAGCTTGTCTGCTAGCTCAACCATGTAGCGTTGTTCGTGCTTCCAGTTGAACGCAACGAGTGACTGTGCGCGCTCAGCTACTAGCTGCATCACAAGGTCGTAACGCTCTTTATGTATCTGCTGTGTTTCACCGTGCTCGTCATATACAGCGCCAGTACATAGCTGAAGCAGCTTCTTAACCTTACTGCCTGCGTGAACTGCGTTGATTGTTGCAGCTCCGGTGTACAACACAGAGTCGTCACTAAGTGTGCGGTACTGCGTCATGATCTTTTTGGGCAGAGATACGTACATGGTCTGTACGCTTTGCTCTGGCATGTCGATACATTCGGTTAACTCGTACCTAATGTTGATGTCACTTAAAGCGGCGGCTACTACTTCTTCTGCATCAGCTTTCTGAACCCACTCGTTAGCGAACCCATTGAAGCGTGGCGTGCAGACAGAAGAACGGAAGCTATAGAATCGATGACCAAGCCGCTCCCCGTCATCGATGATTAGCGTTGGGTGCCAGACATCCAAGATACCGTTGCTGTTAGGTGTACCAGACATAGCGATGCGGTGAGTAAATGCTTCCGCGATCTTGCGGCATGCTTTACTGCGCTGACTGTCTTTGTTTTTGAACGCAGTGAATTCGTCAATTACCAGCGTATCGAAACCGCACAACACCCAGTAGTTTTTGGCGATCCACTTCACTGCATCGTGGTTAGTAATAACAACGTCAGCATTAGATTCAGTAAACGCTTTTTCTCTGTTCTTTGCGTACGCAACTGCGTACGTAAGATCGGGTTGGAACTTTTCGATGTCGTCGCCCCACGAGGCTTCCAAGATGGACAACGGTGCGAGAACCAAGGTTCGTGTACCGCGGCCCACGATCGCGTCTAGTACGGATCGTGTTTTACCTGTGCCTGGGTCTGACGTAATAAGGCATCGGGGGTGTTGCTGAATAAAGTCAGTCGTGACTTTTTGATGTTCGAATGGTTCGTACATGGGCATCACTCTTTGATGGTTGGTAATATTAGCATAGCTAATATTACGGTTCAAATACGGATTCTTCTTCCGCAGCTAAGACAGTTGTTTGGCCAGTCACCTATACGGTATTGAGGTTCGCATTTGCAGTAAGCAGTTCTGTCGTCCTCCGGAAACCCGTAGTGGCCAGACGTTTTGATTTTCTTGGGTGTGAATTGTAATAACTCACGTTTTGTTAGCTTCATTTATTAGCCTTACTAATATCAATGCTCATAAAAAATAACAGGGTTTTCGCTGGTCCAGCAGTAGCCGCATGTAGCACAGCTGTCTGTGAACTTGCTTTGCTCAGGACAAACAATCCCTGGTCTTGCTAGCGCTTGAGTAGTTGTTTTTACTACGGACGCATTAAACGGCGTTGAGTGATCATCACTAAACCGTATGCGGAAACGATCTGAGTAGATTCGGTTAACGTTATTGATCATGTTACCTAGCTGAGAATCTGCTTTGTGGTGCGTGTAACCAAACACGTGCAGGTTTTCAAATTGGTGTAACCACAACTGCCACCGAGCTATGTAAAACCCATCATAGAAATCGCCGAGTACATGAAGACGCACAACAAAACCATTTGGGTGTTTGTCGTTTAACTCAGCGAGTTGCATGTCTAACTTCGGTGTAAACGATGGGTCAGTGTGATCAAACCTGTGCGCAAACGGCATGTTGTCACCGTAGCAGTTGTCCCACTGCTCGCAATCAGAAGGACACGTACGGCGTTCCTCTAGCGATAGCGAGTACATGGTCATGCCTTTCCACATCTTGACAGTTACTTTATCGCCTAGCTTTGCGTTTTGCTTGCCTCGCTTTAACATGTTGAGGCTTGGCGGCTTGACGCCTTTTAGGTATCTCGTCTGCGGGGGGCGCAGATTTTTTACTGGGATTAGGTTCTCTGCTAAGGATGTCATCAAGAATCTCCTGTCTGAGTTCAGCGGCTGTTGTCCGATCGCACTTCGTCATGATCTTGATCTCGGACTTCTTCAAACGGTGTGTAGTCCAGATCTCTGCTTCCGCTGGATCGGTTACGAGCTTGTACTCGACTACGGTGCCATCTCTTTTCATAAACATTTGCATCGATCTGATCCTGTAAAATTTCACCAAGGGCATGGAATAGGTCACTTTTTCCCATCAATTTGTTCCTCCAATTCATGCACTTCGTCGGCTAGATCCAGTGCTTTGTTGATCGCGGTTAGTGCTTCGATCTCACGGCCCGAGGCCAACATCGTGTGCATAAACTCGATCTGGAAACGGATACGTTGACCGTAGGTCCGTGCTTCGTGACTAGCGCTTATTTCTTTCATTGTTTTTTCTCCCGTTGCGACGGTCTCGGTATCGCCGTTCTTCATCTTTTGCGATGAGGTAACCGCCATAAGTTAGTAAGGTAAACAGCGCAAACACGCCGCCTGCAGCTAGGTACTCAAAAAATTGGATCATGGTTGAACTCCTACCCAGCGCATGGCTCGGTATGGGAAGGTTGATGTTTTGACGAGTCGGAACTCTTCACGACGCATAGTGCGTTTCATGATGTACAACGTGACAGAAACGATAAGACCACCAACCATTGCAGCGATCATGCCGCTGTAGGTGCCAGCGAACGCATACATAAGGAAAGCAGTAACAGTGATGTCGATGGGGATGTCGTACGCAATAACGCGGCGTACACCGAATTTAAATATCAGGAACAAAAGTCCCAGAGCTGAAAGCAGTCCTGCAAAAATCATAGGTAACTCCTATAAGGGCGGCGATTAAGAAAAGGGTTTCGTAAAAACTAAACAAGGCAACAAATGCTTGGATCAATTTGGACTCCTAAAAAATAGATAAGCGATAGCGCCTGCAGATATGGCTAGTAAGAAGGCATAAAAGCCGAGTGCTAAGGCTTGGCCGAGGATGGACATAACGAGTAAGACGGCGGTTACGCTCATAGCGAATATGAGCGCATTGCCGAATATGGTTTTTAATAGTTTCATAGGGTTTCTCTCTTCATTTTTCATGTGAGTTGGGGATCATTTGGATTCCGATCGGGAATAAAAAAGCCCCGTCAGCTGATGGGAGCTAGACGGGGCAAGGCTTACTTCTAGGGGAGGAGAAATAAGTCGGTTAGCTGACACCCCACGTGCATTCGGGTTCATCACCTTTACGGAACGAACACCACCTGCAGCTGTCTTTACTGGGTGTCGGAGCAAATTCTGTTTCGGTTGTCATCTTTACAGCGCGTCGATGAAACCCTGGTGCGAAGACCATCGCTTGGTCTCGCGTATATGTTTTCTTGGTGGTCTCACCTTTATCGAGATACCAGAACTCAACCTGAACAAACTGTAAGTGTGGGTATCTGAAGAAGGTGCCAATGGCATACAGCAAACCTTGCTGCCCGTGGGATATCTCGTTACCCCACTTCTTACCTGTCTTGTAGTCAATGACACGAGCAGAGGTTTCATCTTCGTGCACTAGGGCATCGAGTTTGATGCGTGCCCAAGTTTCTTTTTGCATCCAACCGACTGTTTTCCAGTCGAGATCAAAACCCCATTCGCCTTCGAGTTCTACTTTCGCTTCTGCGTAGAGTTGACGAAGCGTTTCGAATTCGTCTTTAAAGCGTCCCAGCTCGTCAGCCATCTCTCCCATAGTTCCGTTGACGTAGTCTTCAGCGTATTGATGTATTTGCGTACCGCGGTCTGCAGCTGGACCACTAGGTTCTTTAACGCCTTTGACACGGCTGATATATGTTCGGTAAGCGCACTCTTCATAGACTTTAAGTGCTGAATAACTCCACGCTCTAACATCGCCTAGCTCCTCGGGTTTTTCAAAATCAACTACGTCGTCTGGTCTCGTGTCCTGAGTCAACTTGATCATTCACTTTCCTAGTAGTAGTAAGTAGATATATTAGTATAGCTAATATACCTACTTGACAGCAAGTAACTTGCGATCCTTGTCGTCGAAGTACTTATCAGTAACTTCTTTTAGCTGTTCACACTCGAGTTTCCACGACGTTACAACGCCAGTTATTGGGTTGGCACTTGGCGAGCAATGAGTGCGTTTACGCTCTTTACTGATGCCACATCTCGCTGCTTTCTTTTGGAACTCGCGTTGAGACAGGCGGTCATCAGTTAGTACACCGTAGACAACACGTAGGTGCTCCATTGGTATAACCGAATGAGGCCATTGAGACTCTGCTACCCACTGCTTAACAAAGCGTTGTGCGGTGGTGATCTCTTGGCCTTGCAGTACGTTGGTCAGGCTGATGTCGAGAATGTCCATGAAGAACGACAAGTTGCCATGACGTACTGCGGCAAAGAACTCTTCCATTACAGACATGGTGACTTGAGCCATCTGTGCTTTAGCGTTGTTAGCAATCGGCGTACGTACAAGCTGCTTATTAACTTTGTAGTTACGAAGTAATGCAGCGAACTTGTGTAGCTCAGTGTTGATGTCATCGATGCCATCGATAACTTCTGGATACACATGCTCGAGCTTTTGCTCTTGGCGAGGTGCGATGTTGTATCGACGGTCACCTTCTTCAATTTTCACTGCGTCCATTCTGTTCGTTAGGAAGATGAAGTTTGTATAGTTAGGCATCTCAACCTGATTGGAACGCATTGCACGAATAGTCATCGTGTTTTCTGTGATTGCATTCTTGAGCTTGTCAGCAATCTTCATAGTGCCTGAGTTGGCCGAAGCCATATGAAATTCATCAACCACTAGGAAGAGCGCCTGTCTCATATACAGGTTGAACTGTTCTTCAATGTTTTGCAGTGCACGCATTGGGACGTGCTCGTAACCAAACAACGGTCTGAGTACTTTTGTATAGAAGATACCCTTACCAGTCCCAGGTACGCCCTGCAGTACCCATGCAGTCATTGCTTTCTTCTTGGTTTGGAAGATGTAAGCCAACCAGTTGGTAAAGTGTTCTACCTCAAGTGACTGTCCTCCCAAGATGTGAGTCATCAACTTGTAGATCAGCGGGCATGAGTCAGCGATCTTAGCTGCGTCACCCATGCTTAGCGGTTCGTGCTCACGTTTAGACAACATGTACTCCGTCTTACGGAACATGTTGATGTGGTACGGAACGTTAGTCAGATTGATTGCGTCGTCATTAGACGCTGGATCAAAGACGACTTGTGCGTCGGGCACGTAGTCAGGCTTGCTACGACCGTGTGATCGCATGAATCCTTCAATGCTTGAGGATGAGCAAGGCATCAATGGAAACTCATCACTAAAC